TGATGATTTTCTCATATTCGTCGAAAGGTCTACAGCACATTTAGTGGACCCAAAAGCTTACACGAAGTTTGGAATGTCAACCAAGTTAGATTCTATTGCTTATGAGATTGAACACATTGACTTTTGTCAAACAAGACCAGTGTTCAATGGCGTCGGGTACACAATGGTTCGGAATCCTGTTAGAATGTTGGAAAGGATTCAATGGGGTGTGGGAAAATTTCAACATTCCTACATCCGGAGTTATTTAACTTCAATTGGGCTGTGCTGCCTGAGTCTCGGCATGGGATTACCAGTAGAACAGTACATTGGGAACACACTTGCAGCTTTAGGTGGCAGGTGGGTTAACACAAGCCTGAACCATAGTGCCAAACAGATGTTTATGCGACCCGGTAAAGCTAAACTTGTAGAACCGACATTACAAGTTAGATTGTCGTATGAACGCGCCTGGGGTTTGACCCCGGCTCTACAACAGGACATCGAGCGACTTAATGTAACCTTGGATTCAACAATTCAGGATGTCGCGTTTCCCCAGTATGGTTCGACAACATCAGAATCAGAAGAGGGGTACAATGTCCCGTTCTGGAGCCTCCGGGCGTAAAGCTCAATCGTCACGAACGCCTGGCACTCCACTGTTACCAGTGGGTGTCAACAACAGAGCTACACAACCTTCCAACCTCAGTAAACTAACACTTGAGGCGCAGGAGACCATAGAAATAAGAACAGTCAGTGGCACACAGATGGGTGAGGTAATCTATAATGGATTAGTTGCACCAGATAGTGTGGTCCGACTTGCGTTGTTGAGTAAGGCTTTTCAACGAATTCTGTGGCACCGCTGCGAGGTAAAGATTGTCCCCCTTAATGGGTCCACCACAACAGCCGGTTATACAGCAGGCTTTGTTGAGGATCCTGAGGCGCCAGTCCCTTTAGGAAAGTTGGAGCTTATCCAGTACTTAACAACTCTTCGATCTTCCGTGGTTAGACAATCGTGGGTGGCCGAAGCCACTGGTAGGCTCGTTGCTCCATCTGACCTTCCCGAGATGTACACACAATTGGGATCAGATTTAAGGCGTTGGTCACCAGGCAGGATTGTCATCGCTGCAGGAGGCCCGATAACTGACGGAACTTTCCAGTTAATGTTATCGTACAAAGTGACTTTGTCGGTGCCAGTGGCAATGCTAGACGTCACACCAGGCGGAGTGCCCAGCTACTCAACATCAGATGCCACCGGCCAAAACAACATGAGGGTCGGTGCTGGTTTTTGGGAGGCCCCGCAACTCCCTAACGGGCGGGTGGCCTTTGGCGCGACGACGAGGTTGAGGGGTGACGTTGTGTGTGTTCATACAGATAGCCCATGGGCTACCCAGCATTTCTCAATCATACCATTGGGAACGCTGGTCACACTCACAGCTAGTTCGGACGCAAATCCGAAGTTCCTGCTAGACTACCCTGGCCGATTGTCTGGTAACCTGTTTTACATCACACGTCTTGAGACGGATGGTGGTGTTGCGTCGATGCAAACCGTATCGGTGCCGTCAGGTCTACAGACACAGTCCTTCCGTGGATGGGTTAACGAAAACCAACTCCCGCTGTAAGAAGGAAAATTCACCTCAAAAGGTTTCGCTACCAATGGGCTCGAGGTGAGTATTAAATATCTTTATGATCGTAGGC